TTTTCTTCAAAATAAATGTAATATAATAATGATATGAAGATATACTGTCAAAAATGTGGGTCGCCACACGAAACGGCGAATAAACCAAATTTCTGTTTTAATTGTGGAAATTCTTTTAACGCAAAAGCTGCAACAGCTTCAAATGTACAAAATAAGCCAGCGTCAAAAGTCACGCGCCCACAATATCGCGCCCCAATTGTAGAAGACAATGTTGATGAAGATGATGACGGCGCGCCAATTGATACAGATTTAGCATTCAGTGCTTCTAAATTAGATGTCGAAATTGAAAAAGATTACGATTTTAAGATAAAGATAGAAAATGTTATTGGATCTTCAACAGGCGGCGAGACATTCCAAAGAAGTAAAGAAGACGGCGCATATTCAATGGATGATTTTAGAAGAGAAGCGGGTTCAATTAAAAACCATTAATGAAAAAGAAAAAGCCATCGCCTTCTTTTGAAGAATCGATAAATATAATCGACAATGAGATAAGTAAAAGAAGGAATAAATGGAATCTATCCAGTTTAACTTGGATAGATTTCGATGACGTTTCGCAGATTATTCGTATTCATATATATAAAAAGTGGCATCTTTATAATCCAAAAAAACCATTGGCACCTTGGGTAAATAGAATCATATCAAATCAGATAAAGAATTTAATTCGCAATAATTATTTAAATTTTATTAAACCTTGCGCTCAATGTCCAGAAGCAGAGCCAGATGAAGGATGCAAGAAGTTTGGGAAACAATGTTCAAATTGCCCATTATTCAAAGAATGGGAGAAAAATAAGAAACATGCTTATAATTTAAATATGCCTGTATCTTTTGAATCTTTAGAAAATTGCGTTGATACAAGTTATAGCGATTCAATTGATATAGATAAATTTAAATCTAATTTAGATGATAAAATGAAAAACATTTTGAAGCCGTTAGAGTGGAAATTATATGAAATGTTGTATATAAAGAAAATGACGGAAAAACAAGCGGCAAAAAAGATGGGTTATAGAAGTACAGAAGAAAATAGAAATCCTGGATATAAACAGATAAAGAATATGCAAAAATCTATTATAAAAAAGATAAAGATAAACATTCAAAATGACGGAATAGAAATTTATTAATATGCTAATCGAAGAACAACAAAATAAAATAATTAACGAATGGAACAGTCGTCCAGACGATCCTCCTTCTTTAATGGAATTAATCAGATTAGTATATCCTGATAATCCTGATTTAGATGGTAGATCAAAAGAAGGTAAATATGTTCAAGCGTTTCTAGCAAAGAGAAGTTTGAAAGCTAGAGGAACTCATGAATATAAATCAAAAAAAGCGCCCGATTTAACAGACGAAAATAAACAGTTTATTTTGAATAACGCCAAAACAATGAAAGCGTTAGAAATCGCACGAATTATATTTGATAATCCTACATTGTCAAATTTAAATAATGAAACAAGAATTACTGCTAAATTTATTTCTGAAAATATTCTTCCCGAAGATATTTATAAAGAACAAGAAGAAATTGTTCAAGAAGATTATGTATCTCCTCGCTCTTTAGACAAAGCGATAAATAAAGTCAATAAATATGTATATGATATAAATTTAAAACGCGAAACTTTAAATTCTAGACATAAAAAAGATTTGGAATGTTTATTAAAATATATAAATACTTATAGATTCACGCATCAAATTAATTCTTATGATAATACTGTAGACAGAGATCTTTTTGAAAGTTCTTTTGTTCGTTATACATATGATAAAAACGATTTAACAGAAGAAGAAGTTGATCAATATATTATTTTATCTTCTGAAGTTGTTATTGCTTCTAGTATTCAACGAAGAGTAGAAAAATTACAGAGGTTATTGGAAGGAGCAGCAGATAATGACGCAAGAATTTCAATGGGTCTTGTAGAATCTATAAATACGGCGCAGCAAGAATATAATCAATGCGTTAGTCGTCAACAAAAACTTGTTAATGATCTAAAAACTAAGCGTTCCGATAGATTAGGAAATCAAATCAAACAAAATGCTAGTATTGTTAATTTAATTCAAGCTTGGAAAGAAGAAGAATCTAGAATAAAGATGATTAAATTAGCCGAAATAAGGAAAAAGAGTTTAAACGAAGAAATTACAAAGTTAGAAGACATGGACGAATTAAAATGCCGCATATTAGGTATTACTAAACAGGAGATATTGAATGGTTAATTGTAAATTCTGCGCCAAAAGTTTTGATTCTGATAAAAGTCTTCACGCTCATATAAAATCTCATAAAATTTCTATTTCTGATTATTATCATCATTATTATCCTCGCAAGGATTTATTAACTGGTGAAATTATTGATTTTAAAAATAAAGAACAGTATTTTGAATCTGATTTTAACTCTAAAATAAACTTTAAAAAGTGGGCGAAATCTTCAGATCCTAAAATAGTTGGAGATTATTGCAAAAATTTATTACAAAAGAGAAAAGAAAAAAAGAAATCTATATATCCATTTTCGCAAGTTGAATTAAAGTCTTCTGGAATTCCTAGCATTAACTTTTTAAAAACTGTTATTGGTGATTATTATGATTATTGCGAGAATAACGGCTTTGAACAGAAATTTCTTAATCCTAAAAATTTAAAATTAATAGATTTTATTAAAGATGATTATTGTATATATGTAGATACCAGAGAACAAAAGCCTTTGGAATTTTCTAGACTAACTCAAGTAAAGAAACTTGATTTTGGAGATTATTGTTTTGGAAATTTAGAGATTTCTGGAAATACTTTTATAGAAAGAAAGTCTTTAAAAGATTTTATTGGAACTTTGGCGGCAGGATATGAAAGATTTTGCAGAGAGATAGAAAGAGCCGCAGAAAATAATAGTTCTATTGTTGTGGTAGTTGAGAATGATTTGGCGACATGTTTAAGATTTAATTATCTTCCATATATTGCAAGAAATACAAAGGTTAATCCTGACTTTATATTTCATAAAGTCCGTTCGTTGATAACTACATATAAAAATGTGCAATTTTTATTTGTTGATGGACGAGATGAATGCGCTAGAGTAATAGAAAAGATATTTATTAATAAAGACGTATCATTAAATTACGATCTTCAGTTATTATATGATATAGAGAAGTTATGATTTACTGTCCTGATAAATATAAAGCAGAATTTCCTGATTTAAATGAAGAATACAAACTTCTTAAAGGAGAACTTGATGATAAAGAAGCTCGTATTACTCTCGCTAAATTTTTAAGAAATAATATTGGGTTTACAACTGAGTTGTTATCAGGAATAAAATTAGCTCCATACCAAGAAATGATTCTTAAAGGTATGATGAATCGTAATTTTTCTATGAATGTTCTTGGTCGTGGTTGCGGTAAAACATTCCTCGGCAGCGTGTTTTGTTTTTTGCAATGCGTATTTGAGCCAAATACTAAAATTCTAATTGCTGGACCAACTTTTAGAACTGCGCGTTTTATTTTTAATTATTTAGAGAAGATTGTCGATTCAAAAGGCGGCGAACTTCTTCAACAAGCTTTCGGTGTGAAAGCTAAACGAAACGATCAATATGAATGGCAAATTAATGGAGGTTCTATTACTGCTATTCCTCTCAACGGAGAAAAGATTCGTGGTTTTCGCGCCAATATTCTTTTATTAGACGAATATCTTCTATTGCCAGAAGATATTATTAAAACAGTTTTAATGCCATTCCTTGTTGCTCCTCAGAATATGAAAGAGCGTATGGAAATACGAGAAATTGAAGATAAATTGATTAAAGACGGACATATGAAAGAAGAAGAAAAGATGGTATTTCCAAATACCTCAAAAATGATTGCTCTTTCTTCAGCTTCTTTTACATTTGAAAATTTGTATAAAACTTATAAAGAATGGAATGATAAAATTTATTCTAATGAAACTGGCGATGCTACTTATTTTATAGCTCAAATGGGTTATGAAGCTTTGCCAGCGCACATGATTGATAATACAGTTATAGAAGAAGCTCAAAATGGCGGCACATCTCATAGTTCATTTTTAAGAGAATACTGCGCTCAATTTACAGATGGTAGTGATGGTTATTTTAGTGCAAAAAAAATGCACGAATGTACAATTCCTGATGGCGAAGCTCCATATACATTAATTAAAGGAAAAGCTAATTATAAATATATATTAGCAATCGATCCAAGTTTTTCTAATAGTCCATCTTCAGACTATTTTGCTATGTCAGTTTTTGAATTAGACGAAGAACGTAAACAGGGAACTTTAGTTCATGGATATGCAATTGCTGGAGGAAATTTAAAATCTCATATTAACTATTTGTATTATTTGATAACTAATTTTAAGATTGTAATGATATGTATTGATAACGCTGGTTATCAATTTATTGATTTT